AAAAATAAAAAATAAAAATAAAAATAAAAAAAATATTTTTATGTTTTTTCAATAAAAACATAAAAAACATAAATACAATACACACATACCTATAGATACAATTAATACAAAATACAAAATATTACGTCTTCGAATTAGTGAACCTGATTTGGAACTCATGGCCCACGCATTGAAAATGTTGTACTCTATCACTGGAAATAATAAAAAACGGTCAAAGGAACGGTTTGAAACCATTTTAGAACCATTGCATGCTATTTTACAGGTGGGATTTGTTTCATTTTATCCGGTAGGTACCAAGCTGGCAATCAAGGGAAATATGCTGATAATTCAGCCACCGGATTATACGCAGTCGATGGCCCGGTGGTACAACAGCGACACACAAGACGACTTGTGCTACTTGTTCAATGTGTTTACGCGATTCAATAAATACTATGCGTTCTTATTGACAGAGATGCCGGATTTATATTCGCTACTAATATCCAACGCAGTTAAAGGTTTAGAAAAATTGATTCGTACGTACACGAACACAAATAAACCGCACATTTTGCAAACGCTCAACATGTACAAACAAATTGCGATGAATCGAATGGAATATACCCATGGCCAAGGAGGGGCTAGCTCTGCAGTTCCAGTAGATGTTATACCATCTGGTAGTGGAACTACTCTGACCGGCACCGGCACCGGCACCGGCACCGGTACCGGAGCAGCGTCGGACAGCACCAACAGCAGTATTGATGCAGTGTTTTGTAAAATTGTCGACAAGTATTCAAAACGTGATTTGGTTGTAGTACATAACGTGCTTTTGATGTTGGGGCACGGTCACGGGCACGGGTCAGATACAACATCGGGAAGTGAAGGTTCGCAAGACGACTACTTGCACTATATCAACGGCGTAAATCAAATTTTATTTCCGGTAAACGCCTCCATAAAAAAGTGGATTGATGAAAATATTGTTTTTTGACTGAAAGTATCGCACTATGCGCACTATGCGGTAGGAGTAGGAGGTGAAATAATATGGAACTTTTCTAATACGCTTTCCAGTAACACGCGTTCAAATTTTACTCTTTTTTGCATTTCTTGAATGTATTTAATCACTTGTTCGGTTAAGCTACATTTACGCGCAGGGTCATGAAAATACGGCACGTTAATCGCATCGCCATCACTGTCGCGGTCGGGATTGTCCATTTCATAGGTTACATGTAATTTACTAAGTCCATGCGCAACCACGTTTAGTAGCTCAATGTTTTGAGCACACAGTGACTTGAATACGTTGCGGGTATTGTTGGACACGGACAGCGTGTGATAACACCGTACACCGTATGCAGATGCAGCTTCATTTGTATGACTTGTAGGACAGTACATAAACAACTCCGCACACTTGTCGCGTAAGGTTTTAACCATTGGAAGAAGGCCGTCGCTTTCGATAAGTTCTTTATACAGGTATTGCGTTATTACGGCTCGATTCTGTCCATAAAACCATCGGGACACGCCTTGAAAAATGGAGGGCTTATCGATATACAACACGTTGTCACGTTCGGAAACACCTAACTTGCACGAGTCGCACATGTCCCGCATCGCACCCAGCTTATGGTTAAACTCCGACGTTTTTTTATTCACAATCATATATGTTTTAATGAAGTCTAACTCGATGTTGGTCATTGTGGCTGATTATTGTCTTGTATATTGTATCTAAACATATTAAAGGTTACGCGTTTATTATTTAATATGTCCACATAACATACACATAAAATAATGCCCACCACTGGTGAAAGCGGGTACAGCACCGACTATAAGTTGTGTTATAGTAGCGACATTCAGCAATTATTTGGAATGTTGCGTAAAAATGGCTTTGATGATAAACATCCGGATACGGCAACGTTGTTGAATACTCTTAGCATGACTGTTAAAAAATGGAAAACACCAACTGGATTTTATTATGCGTTAAAATATACAAAAAATGTATTTCACCCCATGTATTCAACCGATGCATTGTGCGTCAGTCAACATGTTCCCGCGTGCGTGTCGGCCCCTGCGTCTTCATCACCAGAAGCCGACATTCAAGGACGCGGTCTCTTTCGGTCGTTAGTTCTGGACAAAGATGGTCAAATTGTGTCTTACTCGCCACCAAAAACGCTGCGATGCAACGATGCCGCTGATTTTGAAGCAATGAACATGTTAAATCTAACTGATTTTTCAAGCGCGTTTTCTCATGTTGAAGAGTTTGTTGAAGGCACCATGTTTCATTTGTTTCGCGCAAACACAAACAATGAATCCACCAGTGCAGCGCCGTTGGACGCGCTTACGCTATCCGGATGGGAAATTTCAACCAAGGGCGTAGTTGGAGCGGGGGTGTTTGTTCCAGCTCCAACCACCGAAAAATCGAGTCCGGTAACATTTCGTCACTTGTTTTTGGAAGCGATTGTGGCCAATAAAATCGACCTGACCACGTTGAACACGAAGTATGCGTACAGTCTCGTGTTGCAGCATCCGAAGAACCCAATGATTGCACCCATTATTGAACCGCGGCTTTATTATATTGCGGCATACACTATTGACAACGAAACCCTTACGGTTACACGCCATCGTCGAAATGAGGTGGACTGGAAGGGGGCTGGATTTTATGTGCCTCGAAACTATGCCCTCTCGGACACTTCGACTGAAACTCCGTTTGTAGAATTACATATGAAGTACGCAAATCCCACTGGAACCACCCCCTATCGCGTAATGGGTGTTGTGTTTCATGGGTCGAAGCATTCCGGCTGGAGTTTCAAGTTGAGGAATCCCGCGTACGAAACCGCAAAAAAAACGCCCATGGATGCGAAAGCTCGCATGTTTTTCATGTACTGCAGTTTGAAACGGTCAAAGGAGCTCAAACGCCATTTGGCGGTTTTTCCGGAAGATGCTGGTGCGTTTAACGAGTTTAATACGCGCATAGTGGATTATGCCAAACATGTGCATTCCAAATACGTGGATGTTTTCATTTTGAAAACCGTGACGCATGCATTGTGCGGGAGCAAATATGTAAAGGCCATTTTGCACGGCTTGCATCGAGATGTGTACTGCGCAAGGAAGAGCTTTCACGCTGCACAACCCTCTGGAACGTCGCCATTACCGATTAAGGTAACGTTTACTGATGTATTCCAATACATTTCGAACGTAGTTCCTCCGGTGGATTTGTTTGAAGGCGTAAATAAGTTTGCTGCCGAAACCCACGCAGCTTTGACGTAGGCGTAGACGTATAGCATATTGCATGATAACATATACATAAAGCACTTAAATACACGAATGCATAATGTATAATATAATATATATAGACCATGGAAGCAGACAAGTCTGATGCAGTCGAAATAATCGGACTGGACACTGACGATAAGAAAAAAGTTAAAATCGATTTCGCGCTGCTTCCGACCGGGCATTACGAATATTTCGTGGAGGCTTCAAGTGTCATTCATCAAATTCTGTCATTCATGTACAACACCATTGAACGTGTAACCCCGTTGAATGTGCCCCAAGAACCAAAGACCATCCCATTTAAAGTTGTGCGTCGACCTTATAAATACGACGGAGGAGACAGCGCGTACATGATACTTGGATACGGTTCATACAAATACGAGTATAAACCTGGTGTGATTTTAACAGTAACATACACTCAGGAAGCAACCACGGTAGGTACGCAAGATGCTGCTGCAAAATACGAGTCTCTGAAAATCGTATCATCATCGTGCAAAGAATTTCATGACTTTTATGTCGAAGCGGATAGGTACGGCGAACTGAACGAGAAGGACGATACAAAGCTGCACATTTTTATCATGAACAAGTACGGCGAATGGATTCGGTACAATAAAATTCCATCGCGCACATTGAAAACCGTTTACTTTGATGCCAAAGCAAAAGCCCGGATTCGCAAGGACATAGTGGATTTTATCGCGAATGAAAAAGAGTACGACGAGTTCGGAATTCCCTACAAGAAAAACTACTTGTTAACCGGAATTCCGGGAAGCGGAAAAACCAGCATTGTAAAAGCGCTGTGCAAAGAAATCGGGTACAACTTGTGCATTTTTTCGATAAACCATGACATTGACAACAGCGTTGCGCTCATCGCATTTCGCGACATTCCGGAAAAGTCCCTGCTACTCATTGAAGACATTGATTGCTTGTTCGAAAAACGCACGGGAACCCAAGACAACAAGTTTTTCACGTTCAGTAACTTGCTCAACCTATTAGACGGCGTGTGCTACAGGAAAGGGCTGATTTCCTTCATCACCACCAACCACCCCGAGAACTTGGACCACGCGCTGCTGCGTCAAGGTCGTACCGACATGATTATTCACATGAACTATCCGAAAAAAACGGACGTGCACAACTTGTTCGTAGACATGATGCGAAAAACGGGAGAAAGCCAGGACAGCGTTGACAAGAGCTTTGAGGCGTTCTACAAGTGCATTCAAAGTAAACACATTACCATGGCGGGACTGGTGGGATTTTTATTCAAGTACCGCATGTCATGGGAAGAAAACATTGATGAACTTCTGGATACCGACAAGTTCATTAAAGAAGTTACGCGGAATGTGGAAAGCAGTAAGCTGTATTCGTGAAACGTATCGCGTGTTCAGTTTGGACGTTTGAAAAAGTACAAGTACTGGTACTCGTTCATGGAGTGCACCAAGTCGACGTGTGCGCTGACAATGAAACCCGTTTCTTTTGCGATTTTAACAATGGCTTTGTGATGCGGCATGTCGTACTTGTGAATGTTTTGTCTGACTTTACCGGTCTCGTCATCCGTAAATGTTTCCGTTAAAACTCCGTCGTTGTCGGTTTTAAGATTGAAATCGGACTTGTACTGAAACGTTTCAAATTTTACAGATGTGCCGGTAATGCGTTTCTTTGCTTGACTCTGCGGAGAAATCAGAAAAAACGGTTTTCCAGCAGGAACCATGGGGTCGAACTTTTCACGGTCGACCAAGTGCACCACTAAATAGCCACCCGGAGACAACCACTGGAAGCAATTCTCAAAAAACTGACGCTTGTCCGGCATGTAGTACACGGTAAACGTTAAGCACGTAATCACCGTAAAATTTTCGGGTGGAAATGCCATCGGGTCCATGGCATCTCCATGTTTGATTTCACTTTCAGGATGGATGCGCTTGCTTACGTCTATCATGGCTTTGGATTTTTCCAGTCCCATGGCGGAGTAGCCGTCTTTTTTCATTTTGTCCACAAAATGGCCGCGGCCGCTGCCAATATCTAAAACGCGCGTTCCGTTGGGCGCCAAGTCGGCTTCTTTGATAACAGAGGATACTTCATAATCCAGTTTATTGGGTTGAAAAAACAATTCGTCGTACACGTCCGCATAAAAGGAGTCGTAAATTGCGCTGCCCGTTTTTGTTTCAAACTGTTTGGTTTGTCCATTTGCAAAGCCCTCTATACCGTGGTGTTTCGGCGCAAAGTTCCGATTTATCCAAACCAACAAGTAAATCACAACCATTAGCGCAAACAGTATGTACCACTTTCCCGTTGTTCCGGCAGTCAGCGTGTTTCGTAAAGCTTGCATATGAATCGTTTAAATATGTAATAAAAATATATTTTTATTTTCCTATTTTGTCTGTTTATTTTATTTTTATTCGTTTCTATTTTTTGATTATTTGATTATTTATTTATAAATCATAAAATAAACATAAATTAAAGATAAAACATAAAAATTAAAATGACGCCTACTTCGTCGGCTTGTCTTTCATCGAAAAGTCCAGTTTTGAACCCATTGAGTCGTCAACCATCATCAGTGGTGTTATCACTGTCATTATCGGACTCATCATTTTCCGATACGTCAGTAACGGATTCATCAACACCAGGCGCTAAAAGCGGTAACTTCAAATATTCCACAGATTCGTTAAGTTCATTTGAAGATTACCGTATCGCGAATGATACGCCCCCGGAACCGGCAAATACGTACATATACGTTAGATGCGCCCTTCCAACCAGTCGCGCCGCGTGCACAGGGGACTTTATAAAAACCATGTGTTGCAATTGCGGTAGAGGATAGAATTTATTTTTATCTACTGAGACTAATAGTAAATATACATAATCAAAAAGGATGGAGGGTGGTTCAAAAGCTGGGTTTCCTGAAATTAATGACATTCGCAGTGAAAGTGAGTTTCGCGGAATTACATTTTCAAAATATAAATTAAGCGACGTTACAAAGGCGTTATTAAAGTCATTAGCAAACTCTCGAATTGAACCCGCTTGCAACTGGTCGGCAGAACTCATTTGTGCCGGAAAATTCATCGAGCTTTGGGAAACGTTGCTAAATTTCATGGGCAAGTACGTGCACTTGGCAAACCCGAGACTGCCCACCTATATTCATTTGCGATATGAAACGTTCAAAAGCGTTATGGCAAACGGGTACGCGGGAAATGAGCTGCGCATGCGAAACAATCCTAAAATTCGGTCACTGTTTGCAGAAATGGTTTCTGTGCTGTGCTACTCCAACAAGCTGCACCAGTACGAAAACATCAAGGTCTCCAAAACCGAAGAGTATGACATTACAACCATGTCGGAAAAATTGAAGGCGCCGCATGTCAACTACTTGGACGGCGTGTTTATTAAAGGCGACCCACCGGAACTTTTTATTGCGCTCAACGAGTTTGCATTTCACTTGTCAAACGAAGTGGGTAGCAGTTCACACTTTGCGTGTTACTGGCTCGAATGGATAATGGAGTTCAATGCGATTTGTAAAAATAAAAAGGTGGCGTGCCGGTGTGAACGCCGGGCAAATGTACCGGTCGATGACAAGCTGCAAATGGACCCCATTTGGATTGTGTGGCAAATTGTAAACAAGGAAGCGTCGACCGTAGCCCCAAAAGAAATTGAAAAAACGAAGCACGCGCAAGATAAAAAACTGACTGCGAAAATAGTGGAGTGCTTGTTCAAACTGTACTGCATTCGATTCACGTTGGCAGTTAAAAAAAAACGCCGGTATTTGCTGTACTTTGCGGTTTCTTTGTTAACGCAGCCATACGCAACCCGCCAAGACATCATTTTACCCGATTACAAGGACAAAATAAGCAACGTGGTTCAAAAAATAGATTCCGTCTACCGCGAAATTAAAAAAAATGAAGTCTCTCCCAAAATGGACTACTTGTTTCAAGGGACCGGAAAAAGCGACTTGGATAGAACGATTGCCAAGCTGGACATTCTCAATAGTATTCATATCAATACTGGGAGTGGGTTCCACTCAACCGCGATAGCAGAAGAACCAGCGGCGCAAGAACAAGAACCACGACCATAACCGTATCGCGTATTGTTCACTCAACAATTATATACATATAAAATAAAATAGCACTAATTTACTAATTTAATAAACCTGTTTTGGACCCATCCCATATAGAATCATGGACTCCTCAACCTCAACGAGTGCAATATTTCTCTCGTTTTTGGCGTATCAGTCTGAATCAGATATCGCATTTTTAAACGCAAATCATTCGCTTTGGCCGTCGGCGCCCGATGTCTGGATACCCGTCTGGGAAGAACTTAAGCCGTATGTTATAACCCACGATGATTCGGAACATGAAGATGAAGCGACGCGCGGTAAACTGTTTCGAGTATTTTCTTGCAGTGACTACAACATTGGAGACACGCAGTTTGTGTATGCTACCGTGCGACATGAAAAAGAGTCGGAACTTGAACTCGTTATTGCATTTCGCGGCACAAAAACGGTGAGAGACGTTTTAACCGACGTTCGCGTGGATAAGGACAAATGCACCGACATTTGTTACACCCCACGCTACTTGCACGAATGTAAAAACCGCCAGTTAAAGACGGGTATTCCAATGGTGCATTCAGGATTTCATGAAATGTATGGTGTATTAAAATACGCATTGTTCGACGTGGTGCAGCGGCATATCCAAACAAGGTCAAGTTTGAAGTTGCGCCAAATCACGTTGACTGGGCACAGCCTGGGTGGAGCCGTTTCTATTTTGGCAACGTCGTGTTTGTTGTACGGTATGAACTGCGGGCAACGGCTCACCGCGCAGCACGTTTCCAATATTACCTTTGGAAGTCCAAAAGTAGGAAACTGGGATTTTTCCGTGCTTTACAATTGTTTGGTTGAAAAGGGGGCGATACAAGGCGCCACGCACTATTTTCATAACAGTGACCCGGTTCCGTGTTTGCCAATGTTATCCGGATTTTACAGTTGCAACAACGCGGTTCAAATCAATTCCACCAACGAAAGTTGGGGGTACAGTATTCGATTTCATTGTATCGAATGTTATTTGAAACATCTGAAACATTTGAATCATGTAAAATCCAAATAAAAACAGGGTACTGTATAAATGTATTTAGAAATTTGTTTGTAGTATGGATTACGCGCTGGATTACGTACTTGAGATAAATGAACCTGACGTACCGGTAGTCCACCAAAGAGTGTCGTTTACATACGATGACAGTCGATTTTTTTCAAAAACATATGTTGGTTTCAAAATATTGGGCGTTATTGTATATGCAGGCACACTGACATCGTGCCCGACTGCGAATTTATATTTTTATACGTTAATGCTTTCCGCAATGACCTTATCCACTGCAAACAGTGCGCGATACGAGTATTGTCATTACAAGCGGTACGGCACATCGTTTTATTCAGCGGAAGAATTTATTGCATGGAAAAAGGAGCTGCGACCTAAGTCAAGACTTTTTTTTTCAGTGACGGAACTGGCGATAAAAATAGGATACTTCATTTACACGTTTCCACCAGAATTTGATTTTATAAATCGATGCACCGTTGGGGAAAGTATTTTTAAGCTACACATTTTAGCGATTACACTGATTTATCTGGTGTCGGGTGGCATTACTGCGTGCTTACTATTGTCGTTTTATTGTTGTAATATTATGTCGCGTCGTCGGCATCCTCATCGGCATCCTCGTCGGCATCCTCATCGGCATCCTCATCGGCATCCGCATATTGTAATTCGCGTTATTCCGATTCAAAGTCCAATCCAAGACGGTCTACAAGACGAATGCTGCATTTGTTTAGAACGAGCCTCAGAGTCCACCCTACCGTGGTCCATGTTGGTGTGCGGTCACAAGTTTCATACTGCATGCGTTTCTATATGGCTAAGTAGCCATAAAACGTGTCCTATATGTAGAACATCGTATAATGAATGAACCGTATTTTTTTTATTTTTTTTCGGGTTATGATTATTTTTTTGTGCATGTATACAATATAAGCAATACATTCATTTTTCATTTTTTCAAATCAAAGATGGCAACTTACTATAATGGAGCCCTGAATAAAAGCTCTGAGGGCGAAACGCTTCGATTCACGCTTCGCCGAGCTTGGAGCAACGTCAATGTGAAACCCAGCATCAACACGTACAAACGCGCAATTACCCCATTTCGAGCAGTGAACAATGCTGGCGACTACTTGGCTCGCATGAATTACTCGTCTGGCGGACCCAACCAGGTCAACGGCGTCAAGCAAAGCATTGCGGGTGCTTGGAAAACGTCAGCGGGTCGTGTTCGCGCACAAGATGACGGCACGAATATTCAAGCCGCGAGTTGCAACCCCAAGTACGTGTACGACAGTTCCAACTACATTGCGTTTCGCAAACAGCAAGCCGTGAACAAGAACTACAACGACACCAGTGCAGGAGGCGACGAGCACAATGCGTCCTATACCGCGATTCGACGGGTCCGTCGATTTTAAATGTATTTCATCTTTATTTAACTCTCTTTTTTCATCTTTTTAAAATTTGTTTTTTTTCTAAATTTTAAAATATTTATTAGTATAGTATAGGTTATCATAGAAGAATGTTGAACAACTTGAGCGATAACGTAAAACTTTTTTTCATTTTTATCGTGTTTATAGTTGGCGCATATGTTACCGGAAGCGGCAAGCTGAATGTTCGCAGCCCGACCCTAGAAGGGTTTGAATCGGGTGCTTCAAGCGCAGGTGCAGGCACAGGCATAACCGATGATGGTTCGAAAAAACGGTGCCCGAATTTGCTTATCCAAAAAGGGACCACGCTTTATTTGCATAACACGAATCTTGCCACAATTCCAGGCGTCAACCCTATCCGCTTCGACAATTTAGAAGAGTACATTGAATTCATTGAATGGCTGCGAAGTCAGGGCATCAAGTGCCCCATTTTGTTTTTACAACACTCTGTGAATGCGCAAGGCGAGTCCGTTTACAACATTCGCCCCAGTCCAACGGATTTGCAAGGCGGCTTGTGTCCCAGCACGTCCCACGTTGCCGGGATTGATGTGGCCGACGGCGGCGAAAAATACGATGACGGAATGGGACCCAGCGACGGACCCGGTATGGGCGCGTTTCGATTGCACAGCATCAATGCCAAAGCGTCGGCCGCTTCTAGTCGATACGACAGCGTGATTTCGCCGCAACAAATAAGCGAAATCACCCGGCTAATTGACCAGGCGGGAGATAATGACCCGTATGCCACGTCCAAGTATCCCAATGTGTTTGGCGGGGAAGCGGGAAAGGCGCTTCAGCCACCCGACCGCGAAACCATGATGAAGATTAAAGCGTCGTACTTGAATCAGCATAAAGCGGGGTAAATACAAAATACGGATAAATAAATACACAAATAACAATACAAAACTAAAAAACAGTGACGTTATTTTTTAGTGTTATTTTTATTATTTTTATTACTGTTGCTGTTGTTTACGAAGTGCATCTCTTTCTTGATACAATTGAATTAGTTTCGCATCTGTTTCAGTTCTTGATATTGTACCCGACTCAAGTTTTTCAATTTCGGATAGAATACGTTCAAGTTCCGTCTTTGGAGGAGACTTACGAGTACGAGGTTTTAAGTTGTCTGAATTCCAAGCGATTACCTTCTGTACTGCACTACTTCCTTTAGGTGTCGACGATGTTCGTTGTCGTTTTGAAGATAAACTTTCAGTTGCTCGAATTGGAGATTGAGATTGAATTTTTCCGTTAAGGATTTTCCCTACATATATTGTGCCATCACTAAAACTAATAACTCCTCCATCTGGTGCGTGCGGAGTTCCATTTAGAATTGGACCAATATACTTTTTTACAGGCTTGCCATCAAATAGTGCGGGAGGATAAGATTTTGTTGTTGGTGATGTTACTACAAGTTCTCCTTCCACTGCAGGTCTTGGGGGGGCATACGTAACTACGCCGGTTACAAGTTTATCATTAACAAATGTACCTTTAAATTTACAACCGGTTTTAAGATGTAATTCTCCATCGCCATGCAACATGTTGTTATTAACGTCGCCCTTATATGAACGAATATTAGATGTAGTTTCCATATTATCCATTTTCAAATTTATATCCATATCTGTAAATGATTTAGTATCCATGTTGTACGAACTTTCAAGTGTATCAAGAACACGATTCGACTGAGGGTTGCATGTCACCATCACTGAATTTGGATGTTGGGGGGTTCGTTCTTTTCCTGAAGCAATAGAACATCTTGTATTGCCGGTAAATTCAAAGGATGAAGGAATAGTAATACCTTTGCGGATTACGCTCGAAACGTCATTTAATACTCTTAAACCACCTTTTTTTTTACGTTTTGTAATCGTATGCCGATTTCGATTTCGACGTTTACGACGAATGGATTGCATTCGTGTTATTTTTTTTGGCATTTTGAGATTTGGATATTTGTTTATAAACTATACATATATTAATTATAATCAAATTATCGAATTATTGAATGGTTATTACAACGAATAATATCCAATTAAGAACAGGACTTTTACTTTGCGTGGGGTTGTTCTTATTCGTGCTTGCCGCGATTGAACACACCGTAGTAAATCCGGCGTGCGAAGGCATGATGTCCAACTGGGAAACCGCCGAAAAAAGTTATGATGACGACGAATGCGTTGACGCGTGGGATGAGTTAACGGGCGGAATCAAGTCAATGCTCTCGCTGGACAAATTTAGAAACGCAGACAGAAAAGCGCTGGTTGAAAACAAAGACGCAACTCCGCCGTTTGACGTGTGCGTCAAGAAAGCGGCCAATTACACGCTCACATGCCCTCCCGACATGCTGGAAGTCACCGGCTGCAATGGGAAAAAATATCATAATGCGTGTTTTGCGGAACGCGACGGCATTTATTCGTACATTACTAGTAACGGCTTAAAAGCAACCGAATAGTCATAACCATTTATTTATTCAAGCATTTTGGTGTTCGTCCATCTTTGATTGCGCATTCCCTTTGGGTTTGGGTACTGACGTGTTTGTTTTAAACACCATTCCGCAAAACACGGCGACAATCGTAAACAGAATGAGAATGACCAGTGTGGTTACCGTGAATGTAATTGCAGCGGCCAGAATGGGTGGATGAAACGGAATTAAAAATGGAATCGACCACGTTAATGCCACCACTACCCACATGATGATTAAAATCACCAGCAGTACCACAATAATAATGATGCACAGCGTGAGTATGTTTCCAAACAAGCTTCTTAAGGTCATATACGCACCGCCCAACGCGTAAATAATGGTAAGGAATACCCCCTCTATTTTATTCATCATGTCCCGCAACTTTACGAGAATGTTTATAAACGGAATGATGAAGTTTACAATGCTTTGCAGCGTTTGGATAATAAATTTTATAAACTGTTCTTTGAGCCGATTGAAAAACAGCCGAAACTGATGAACCGCTTCCAATGACTTTTTAAACACGTTTGTCACGGTTGCGACCATGTAGTAAAAAATAGACACCACGTTGTCAAATACCGCCTTGAACATTTCTGAAATGCAAAAGTTGAAGTTTTGACTCGTGTACTGTGACTTATCCACGTCTTGTGGCGCGTTGATGAACCCCGCTATTGGCATAATGAACGGTTTACATCGCTGCGTTCGCCACGTTTGCTTCACGCGCGTCATGTTTGCATCCACAACAAAATACGTGACACCCACCAAACTTGCTAAAATTACAGCGTTTGTGATAATCATGTCCGTACCATACCGTTCTGAAAAACCGCCCTTATTGTACATGTTTGTGACGCGATGAATCAACTTTTCGGATGAAATAGGGGATGCGGTTGCATCGCTTTTATCGCTTTTGGTTGTATCGTCGGACATGGATACACATTGATTGACTTATGTTATACTTTGAATTTATTTTTAATTTTTATTTTTCTAACGTTTTAAAATTATGGTTTTTTTTGTTTTTGAGTTTTATTTTTTTTTTGGATTTAAGGTGGAATTATGCCGTTCCAAGTGACCGTACCAACGTTCCGGCTACACCGTCCCACATGCTCTTTATGGTCCACATGCAACCCAACATGAGGTGCAGCACCGTTGCAAAAATACCGACCAACTTGTTCATCATGTCGCGCATGCTTATCATGATTTTTTGAAACGTTATAATGACATTGAAGACCACGCCCATAACGTCCTGAAGTGCGCGCAAAATTTTTTCTTTCAACTTGTTAATGAACTGGCGAATGCTTTGAATGTTCTTCACCAGCTGGTTCGCCACGTTTCCAACCAGGGTGAACATGTAGTTGAACGGCACCATCAAGTACTTCATGTACCCGGATTGCGTATTCTGAATGCAGTACATGAAGTTTTCTTGCGTGTCATACCCGAAAAATCCAGCAGCCAACATGACACCCGGATTACATCGATGCTTCGGCCAATTTTTTTCAATTTCTCTTATTCCCACTGAAACTGCTGCTGCAACTAAAAGCCCCACAAATCCCAATATAATGAGTAACGTATGGGATACATCAGCTGAACCCATTTTATTTATTTATTTTATCTTTTTAATTTTTTCCGGTTTCTTTATTTTCTAGTCAGTTAATATAATCGAAACATTAAAATTAAAACATTAAAACCTATAATATTAATCAAATGAAACACCAAAAACAACCAAAACAACCCACCAAAAAGGAAGGCGGGGCCGGAACCGGAACAGGAACCGGACTCGGAATTTCGATTGTACCCGAAAGCGCGTCGCCGTTTTCGTCGGTGCACGGTTACGTTTCGGAATTGAACAACAGCGCCATTTTTGCAGGGTTGGTCATGCTCATAATGAACGTGGGGTCCAAGTACGTGCAGCTTAATTTGAGCGAATCTACGGAAGAGTACCTGAAACACATTTTGAAAAAGGAGATTCTGGTGTTTGCAATTGCGTGGATGGGCACGCGCAACATTTACTACTCGCTCATTATTACCGCGTGCTTTATCATTATTGCCGACCACTTGACCAACGAGGAGAGCGAGTACTGCATTTTGCCGCAACATATTCGCGAACGCAACAAAGAAACCGGCGAAGTTAAAAAAAGCACGGAGTTCGTGTCGGATGTTGAAATCAACCGGGCTATCGGAGTTTTAGAAAAAGCAAAACGGCAAAAAGAACGCGAAAAGAACGAAGCGCTTCTGAAAAAACATAACTTTTTTGAACTCGCGTAAAAGATAATAACAACAAATAAAAAATAAATAAATAAAAACAGAAAGTAGAACATAGAAACTAGAAACCAGAAAGTAGAAAATAGAAAATAGAAATTAGAAAATAGAAAATATAAAAAAATGTATCCGTATTCGTCATCATCATCGTCATCATCATCGTCATCATCATTATCCAAAGATGCCGCCATAGAACAAACCCAACTCGTAATCAAATTCAAAGACGCCGTAATCAACTATTCCAAAAAAGAGGACATTGATTTCAAACCGTATATGTTGGATATACCGTCTGCGCCTTCAGGGTCCGGGTTTGGCACTGGTTCATCCAGCGCTCCACGACTATCTATTTACTTGCCGGATACGCACAACGTGGCGTACATATTTGATAAATATTTCCGACTCTACAAAACCGCGGTTGGAAATCCGGCGCTAGTATTTGTTGAAAAGAAAATGTTTTTAGAGTACATGCAGTTTGCAAGGGAGCTTATCAAAAAAGGCGGCGATGACCGTCTTGCACCGAAGAGTCCGGTATCCGCCGATGATAAAATAAAAATGGTGAATAACAATATTGTGTTTATTGTGAACACGCTGTTCAAAAAAAACCGTATTATTGTTACCGGCAATAAAAAAGACAGGATTCAAACCACCGTTGCAGGCAAACCGGTGATTGTTGCACAAAGCTACTATTTGGATTCATACAATTTGGACGAGCTGTCGTACGGACCAAGTGCCGGCATTAAAAAAAAATATGAGGCTGGAGACACGCTTATATTTGAAAAAGAAACGCAAGCGAAAAAGTTAAAAGATGAGATTGACACCGATTTCAAACCGAAAAGAGTCGATGCAGAAAAAAAATGGATTGATGCAAAAAATGCCTATGCAGCTGCAGTAGCCACAACACCAGCACCCGTAACAGCGGCAATCACAGGAGCTCGAGATGCGGTTGAAAAAGCTCGAGATGAGTACAACCAGGCTCGAGATGCAGAGAAAGAAAAACTAGCAGAACGTGAAAAGGTCGTTTCTGAAATGAACCAGTTGCAATATGGAAAAGAAAATTCGGAAGTCAAGTCGATTTTACAAAAAATAGCCAGTCTTGAATCAGATAAAACAAAACAAGAAAATAATAAAAAAGAGAGAGAGCGAGAAAAAGATATAAATGAAAAAAAATTAAACGATATTGTGGCCCGAATTAAAAAACTAGACGATGATATTATGGACGAACAAAAACGAATCATAACCGATATTTTTCGAGATACGACGACCCCGTTGCCATCGGATACAGCTGGTCTAGCCGCAAGAATAGAAACACTTCGGTTAGCAGCAGCAGCAACGGATACCAAAAAAGTTGAACTGTATCGAGTAAGTAAAGATACGCTTGAGAAATGGAAAGCGAAGAAGTATGAACTGGAGGGACGTGACAGAACTGGGTATGGGTTTACGAGTAGCGCGAGCAGCGGCAGTGTTCCGAGCGTAAAAGCCGTTATAAAAAAACTGGACGAAGATATTCGAAAGATGGACGACGGAATTCGAGAGATTGAAACCAATATCAAACGCGAACGGCTGAAACTGGAAGATTACAAGTTGCGCATATACGTGTACGAATTGAAAGGCGCAAAACTGGTTACCAAATATATGAGCAACGGCAAGAAAAACCAACAGTTTGTATTACTTGAAAAAAAAGGGTACGATGAGTCCGTCAAAGGAAGCGACGCGTATAAAAAAAATGCCGATAAAATGGTCAAGGATGCCCCCATGTTTTCACAGGCGAGCTGTTTGCAAAAGAAAATCGATATTCAAAACATGTTTGACAATATGGTTTTGAACGTGAAGGAAAAAATCAAAGACACGCTGGACGAACAGACGGGTGGTGGTGATAAAGAAGGAGAAGGAGAGAAACCTGAAGAAGAGAAAAAAGAAGAGAAACCCGAAGAAGAGAAAAAAGAAGAAAGTAAATTCAAAAAATTACTAGGGTTACTGCTTGACCCTCCGGTAACAGATAAATCGGGTATTCGGTTTACGAAATCAAGGAATGAGGCAGATAATGTGGTGTGTACAGCTACAATTAAAAAGGCTGTAAAGGCAAAATCAAAAGAAGAGAAAGAAGAAGGAGAAAAAGGAAAAGAAGAAGAAGGAAAAGAAGAAAAAGGAAAAAAAGAAAAAGGTGAGGACGACAAAGACGAGGCAAAAGCGGAAGATATGGTGAATCGAATGAGACGCATGACGAAAGTTCCGTTGGGAACGTACCCGTCGTTTTTGATTCCGCAAAGTTATTTTGAAATGCATCAAGTATTGTACCGCCCGGCATCGGAATCTAAAGTGGATGTGGATTGTGTGAATCCGCCAATGAAAGATAAAAAAGAAATTGTGATTCTGAATTTAGAACAACTGCTGTACCCTTCGAAAATTCCGGTTATATTTCCCGGACTTTCCGTTCCCGACGATGAGAAAAAAAAGTATAAGGAAACGATTGAAAAACCCACCAAGTTTGAGCCGATGAAATGGTTAGTTGTGGAACAATACGAAGGTACAGAGGATATGGAAGAATCATAATTTTGAAATTTACATTTACTTTCAAATGTTTCTTTTTTTATATTGTATATTGTAATCGGAATTGTATAGAATATAAAATATAAAAACCATGGCATCAGCATCGGCAGTACCAATAGCACCCGATTCGAAACCCAAAGGCATTCCCGATATAATGCGCGGTATAGGAAACATGTTGCGAATTGCCATATTGGAATACAATTATAAAGCTTCTCAAAATGAATTGAAACAAGTCGTAGCCGAAATCAGTGGGTTACAAGATGGTAATGCTGATTTACGAAATGATGTTACTCGTTTAACTAGAGAGTTACAAGTTGCACAATACTTGTTTAATGATAATTATAATGAATTGCTAAATGCAAATGCACAAAATGCACAATTGCAAAATGCAAATGCACAATTGCAAAACCAATTGCAAGCCGGTCTAGTTGCAAATGAGCAACTGATACAAGACTTACAAGACGCTCTACAACATATAACACACCTTACACAAGAAAACGATGGTTTACGATATGAATTCGCGCAGCTTCAACAGCGGTTGCAACAAGTCCAACAACAAAATCAGAACCAACTTCAACAACTTCAACAACAACTTCTTCAAGCACAAGCTAATACTGCAACGGCGCAAACTGCGGCAGATGCGGCAGAAGCTCGAGCAACAGCGGCACAAAATGAGGCACAGCAACGCGCTGAAGAGGCAACAGCTGCACAAGCTGCGGCAGTTCAACGCGCTGAAGAGGCAGAAGCTCGAGCAACAGCGGCAGAGCAACGCGTTCAACAGGCAGAAAATATACAACAACAGGCACAAGCTCATGTCGCAGCATTAGAAGACGAATTAGGACAATTACAAACTCAACAAGGGGCATCTGCTGCCCAAGTACAAGACTTACGCAATCAGTTAGAAACGGCACAAACGTACCTAGCTGCGGCAACTCAGGAACAAGCTGCGGCACGAGCTGAAGCGGAAGCGATACGAGCTGCGGCACGAGCTGCGGCACAAGCTGCGGCAGATGATGTACAAAGGGCACGAACTGACGCGGAAGCGGCACAAGCTGAGGCACGCCAGCAAATAGCTGCTGCACAAGAAAAAGTAACTAAAGCAAATGCCCAGGCAGTCGAATCTGCTGCTGAAGTCGAAAAATTACGACAGGAATTAGCAGGACAACAGCTTTCTCAACAAGAGGTAGCAACTTTAAACCAACGATTAGAGAAAGCGGTACAAAAGGCAAATGAAGAAAAAGAAGAAGTAAAAGCAGCCACCGAAGAACTTCGACTGAAACTTGAAGAGCAAGAACGACAGGCACGAGATGCTGCACAAGCGGCTGCAGAACAGCAACAAGAACTCACTACCCAACTGGCAACTTTACAAGGACAAGTGAGTACTACAGGAACCGAAAACGCAGAACTTCAAGGACGAATTGCAGAAATAGAAAAACTACTAGCCGCGGCCGATGAGACCGTACGAACTACACAACAAGAGGCAGCCAACGCCCAACAACAATTACAGACTCAACTAGAAGAGGTACAAGCAGATGCGGACGCACAATTAGTAGAAGAACGACGAAGAGCAGAAGACTTAGAGGCACGACTTAATGAAGCAACCAGAACTGGAACTATTACTAGAGAACAACTAGCAGAACTTCAACAGCAAAAAGCAGTAGTGGAAGCGGCAGCGGAAGCGGCACAAAAAGCACAACAAGATGCAGCTCAATGGGCAGAAGAGGCAGAACGCGCGAGTAAAGAATTAACACAACAAAAATATGTAAGTGCAAAAAGTGCAATAAAGTCTGCAATATTCAAAAAAAAAGCAAATACGGCAGCAGAAGCGGCAGCAAAAGCACAACAAGAGGCAGAAGAGGCAAAAAAACAACTTGCTCAGCAACAAGCGGCGGCAGAAGCAGCAGCAGAAGCACGAGCGGCGGCAGAAGAGAGAGCAACTCAACAACAATCTGAACTTGACGCCCTTCGGCAACAACTGGAAACTGCTAAACGTAATGGTGAAGATGTTGACGCTCTAAAACAAACCCTTTCTGCAAAAGAGACTGAAGTGAACAAGACAAAAAATGAACTTGAAGCGCAAAAATTGGCGGCAGAAAAAGAAAAGGCCGTCCTTGAGGAAAAAAATAAAGCAATTAAAGCCGAAGTGGATGAAATTAAAACTGCAAAGCAAAATGCGAGTAATGAAGCTGCAAATGCGTTAAACGAGGCAAATGCGGCTAAAAAACGAAACAAGGAACTTGCAGATGAGTTAAATCGTTTACAACAAAAACTCGAAGCGTTACAATCTGAGAAAGCTGCTGCGGCAATTGCCGCCCAGAAGCAAGCAGATGAAGAAAGACGTCAGAAAGATGCAGAATTTGATGCAAATAAAGCTAAATTAAAAGCAAGTATTGCAACTGCTATAGCAAGTATAGATAAAATGACCGACAAGAATTGTAAAAAGACGCTAACCGAGCAAGCTGTAAAACTTGAACAACAACTTAGTAGTCTAACTATTGATACAATCACTAATTTTGAGAAACAGGTACAAGATTTCAGCGAAGCAAGCGGTGATAAAATTAAAACATTTGTTTCAATGAGAAAAGAAGTAAAAGAACCGGTGGGACAGTCTCCACAACAAGACAACCCTTATAATATTACGTTTGATAAAACAGAAAAAAAAATTACAACCTATGCAATAGCGGGAGGAGGGCCATCACGAGAATGGGGACCATTTAGTGGCGTTTTTGACCCCGAAAGCACCAATGAAGACAAATATAAAGAGATGAATAAGCCATTTAGTGGCGTTTTGGACCCCGAAAGCACCAATGAAGACAATTATAAAGAGATGAAAGCTGGCCTTCTTGATGACATACCAATTAATGGAACGACCGTTGTGATATTCGGGTACGGGTACTCGGGGTCCGGAAAAACGTATACGCTATTAGGTGGTTATAAAGACAAAGAAAAAACAGACTGGGAAGATGGAATTGCGCAACTTGCTATAAAAGAATATCTGAAGAATGGATGTAAAGTAGAAATGGAAGAAGTGTTTGAAATGTATAATGATTCGTATACATTTGGAAATGGAAAATTTGACTATTTACACCCTACACCAAATAAAGAACCTATTCAACTAAAAACCGGTTCGCTCTCAAGCCAAGAATTTACTGATAAAATTAAAGAAATAAATGATAAAAGAAAAAACTTAAACCATATTAAAGCTACTCCAAATAATCGGGAATCGTCTCGAGGGCATTTGTTTATTGTACTCAAAGTAAAAAGTGCTGATGGTAAAAGAGAAGGTCGGTTAATCATATGTGATATGGGAGGTAGAGAAAATCCAAATGAAATGTGGGAAACAGGAGAATACTGTACCCGTACCGGAGAAATACTTGGTCCAGTTGTAAAAAGTAAACCTAGCGTGTATTATTCTACCGATTCTGCTAAAAACGTTACAGAAGTTGGTTGTAGTGGTACTAACGTCAAAACAAACAAAATTTTTGGTAGTCAGGGGGGTAGCTTAAAATTAGCATTATCAGCAACGGGACTTACAATGGAACAAATTAGTATTCTACAAACGTTGAAACAAGGTTTTTATATCAACGACTCAATCAACGAAATGTTGGCTGAATTTGGGTATAATTTTAAAGGTAAAGAAAGCCAGTCAAATTGGCCTGATGACAAGTATACACCAGATGTAAGAGCATTATCAGTTGCTGGATTAAAGATTGATGATGGTATAAAAAAATATTATAGAAGATATGATAAAATTGGTATACGCGAAGTATTTCAAGGTTTTAGACAAAAAAGCAATTGCAAGATAAAATTTTGCACAGTTGCGTGTATTCGTTCCCCCGAGATATTTTATAATGACACGATAAAGACTTTGGAATTTGCTCGAGCTGTAAACTCAGTGATTCTTGCTTCTCCTCCTGCTCCTTCTTCTCCTCCTGCTACTGCTGCTGCTGCCGCTGCTGCTGTTGCTGATAGTGCTCCTT